TCGCTACATTGGTCACCCGATCGCCGTGCCTCGGAGGAAGGACCCGTTCGATTTGAGATCATTGCTCATGGTGTGGCTCAAGCCGGCGCAAGTTCAACGCTGTTAAACTTCTCAGGCCACAACAGAATAGCGAATGGTAGAATCACCTCGCGTATCTTGTCGCGACCTTCATCCGGCCATGCGTCGATAGGGTGCTTATCCACAAAGCACGCGAACTTAGAGAAGCGTGAGATCGCATCGATGTATGGTGGCCAACGCCTTGACTCAACGTCGATGGGGACAGCGTGTTCGTCTTGGTTATAGATGACCTGTAGCGCAGCAGAGATAGACTTCACATCACGTATGCGCTCGGGGTCACCAGCCATCTTCATGTAATGGTTCGCAGTCTGTTGCGACTTGGGACAGTGCGCCTTCAACCAGTCCATCCAAAAACCGTGAGGCACACGCGCCTTGGCTGAGATAAGGTCTTGGCCCTGCAAGATGGCTTCAGTCACCATCGAGTTGCAACCTTCCTCAACTCTTTCTCGAAGCATTTCCAAGGTGCGTTCACGGTCATTAATTGCGCGCGCTAAGCGTGTCAGCTCCATGTCGTGGGATGTCTTCATTTTGTTTTCGCTTTAGGTCGGCCTCATGTGAGGCGTTTTAATTGTCGGAAACTTGCGCTTGAAATGATCGTGCCAACGACCGAGAGACTGCTTATCCTTGCCAAAACCTCTTGCCAACTCACTTAGTTGCAGTGGCCTCAACTCTTTCAGAAATATCCAACAACAGATCATCGCGCGTATTTGAAGACCTTCGGGGTTATTCTTCGCGTCTTGCCACATCCATTGCAGGAGTGTTGAGAACAGTTTGAGCGCACGATCAATGTCGTCCTGGGTTAAGGCATCCGGGTCTGTGCTCGAGCAACCAAAAATACGTTCATCGACTAAGTCGTAATCGAATTCGTTTGAGCTAACGATCCGTTTATCGTCGCCGTGTGCGGGGTCCACTTACTCATTAAGTTATTGTAGTTAATGGGGTTTGCATATCCCGCGAAAACTACCGTCTTGCACTTCTCCACGATCGGGTTTCTTTGTTGATGCTGCAAACGGCTTGCTGCAAGTTTTCCGACTTGGTTTTTTTGTAGATGTTTCGAATATGATCATCAACTGTTCGAATGGAGATGTTCAGTATCGAAGCCACTTGTTTTGTTTGAAACCCTTGGCCTCTGAACCAGATCACTTGCCATTCGCGCTCGGTTAGTAGGTTCATTTTATGCTTTCATTTCTAGAATTTCGAGCAATTCACCCTTTCTAACCTTTAATTCGTTAAACCTTTTGCGGTCATCTGGTGACCAGGTAGAATGCGAATCGTAGGAGTCTTTTAACCTTTTCATTGCACTTTCAACGCGGTTCAGCTCGGTTTCCCTTGTGATTAACTGAGCGGAACTAAGGCTTTTGCCTTTTTTGTTCCCATTAGGGGGGCTGGCGCGTGAGCGCCCCCCGGAGTCGGAGTCGGAGTCGGAGTCGAGCGCATACGCTCCCAACTTGGGACAACTTGGGAACTTGGCACCAGAAGCGATGAAATCTCTTTGTTCTAGCTGTTTTCTGACTTCCTCCGGCGGATCTGGGTATTGACTACTTACAGCCCTTCCTTTCTCCCATTTATTGAGCACTAAGTATCCCTTCCCGGCGGTTTGATAAGCGAACAGCAACCCGGCCTTCTCGCACGCAGCGATCCAACGGGGTATGTCAGCCTCTCTTACCTTTCCTAATTGGAGTGGATATAGTGCCGCTCTTAAGAGACTTGGGTGAGCGGTAAATCTTCCATAATCGTCCACCTTATTCTGCAGGCGACGATAAAACACCTCTTCTGTAAACGTGAGAGAACACACAGCCTCACTGGTGATAATTCCCTCACGTATGTAACGGTTAGGCATGGTCAAATTGCGAGCGCAGCCTGCTTTCCGTTCGGCCTGACTTGCTCAAGCGGTTCGTTGAACGGGGTTATGGTTATCGTCGCACCGGCCAAATCTGAGTAAATCTTAATGACTTCGCCGCAACACACTTGGCCGTCATCTTTCCACATGCCGAGAACGGTCAACGAGTCAGCGACGGCCTTTTCTAAATTATCACGGTCGGGCTTTCCGGTGTGAAAAAACGGCGCATTTTCGCGCAGACCACGCTTGAGAAAGTGTGACTGTGGCCTTTTGAATCGGAATTGAATATCGAGGCGTATTGGTCCGGTGAACGGGATAAACGGCACGTATTCTTTTGCGGCCAGCGCAATGCGGCCTTTCCATTCTTCGGCAGTTCCCGGCGTGTAAACCCGAGCCATTACCGCGCCGTTGTTGAACTTGCGAGCGAAAGCTTTTGGTCGTGGTTGCGCCTTCGGGTCGCCGAGCACTTCGAACGTGATTGGCTCGATTATTGGCGGGGGTAGGTTCATTTCCATTGAAGCTTGCTTTGAAGCAACCAGAGATAGGCCACGCCCAAAACAAGAGACAGTAACCCGAGCCAAAAACTTTCGGTCCTCGTAGAAATGGACAACAAGAGGACAGGTAGAAGCAACGCGATGATTCGATTGGCCGTGCTCACGTCACCGCCTCCCTCATTTCCTCAAAAGCCTGTTTCTTTATCTCACCTCGCGTTGGTCGTGGCGGCAAAGGCAAGAGCGCAGCTTCTTTGACTTCAGCATTGGCTGTCCACAATGCCTCAATGCGTTCGCGTTCGGCTTGAGTGACCACGTTGCCAAGTGGCGTGACAAAGTGGTTTTTGTAGAATTTGTCGGGTTTCATGGGTTCCATTTCCCTATTGTTCGAAGGAAGGCCTCTGCACGTTGGCGAGCGGTCGAGTGCCAAATAAAGCCGTGAATTTCGTATGGGATTGTTGGTGCGTTATGGCTAACTTCGTAAAGTTGCGTGTTGTAAAACGCCAGATTGTCTCCGCCTAACGTTTTCTCCGCCTCGTGCATGGCGTTGAGGTCGTTGAGATGGTCGGGGACGCGCCTGCAATGTTTCTCGCCGGGAAAGAACGCCATCAGAACTCCCTTGTATTCATGCCGGAAAGTTCCAAGCCACTCCTCTTCTCCGGTGGCAATCCAGATGTCGCGCGCTCCACGCGCCTCGGCAATCGCTATTCGCATTTCAGTGTCGCTCACAACGCCCCCTCCGTTACGCGAAATTCTAGCCATTCCGCAAAGCTCGACTTCTCCCAGTAGCCAACCTTCCTGAGTTCGGCGACTTCGGCATGGTTGAATTCTTCGCCATTGATGTCGCGCCAGTCCCATTCCCCGGTGCAGCAGGCGCACATGGGTCTTCGGCATTGCACCTTCCACGTTTTGCGGGTTGGTTGGCTCATGCGAGTTGTAGAACCTCCTGCTGCAACCTGCGTGCTGCAATTTCGCAATAGCGTTCTTCGATTTCGATCCCGATAGCTTTTCGGCCAAGGTCTTTGGCTGCGCGAAGGGTGGTTCCGCTACCCATGAATGGGTCAACTACCGTATCGTTTTGATATGTCCCAACACGCAATAGATTTGACCACGCATTAAAAGGTTTAGGACATGGATGACCATTTGGCTTGGGTGATTCAGTCAGCACATACGAGCATGGGTTCCCCGGTATCCATCTACTTTCCCCAGGAAATGCTCCATAATAAAATATGGGTTGAGCATCGGCCCTTCCCCACGCTTGAAGCCCAACACTTGCGGGTTGATAAAATACCCCGAAAGCGTCAGGCATTGGATAAAGTGTTAAACAACGATTTCCCGGTGTAATAATTGATCTCTGAGACTTTTCTAACGCCATACAAAAAGCCGGAACAATCACAGACTTTACGTATTCTATTGAATCATCGAATAATGTGTATTTGTTCTTTTGCCTGCTTTCATTGGTGGCACATGGACCGCGAGTTCTTGTCTTTGAATTAAGTGCCCCACTCACTCCGTAAGGAGGGTCGGTGAGAACAAGATCAAAAACATCAAGAGACGGTATCACCTCTCGGCAATCCCCATGATAAATGGTTATTCCCGCGTGCTCGTAATACGGCTTCATTTCTCAAGCACCTCCGAACATTGCCTACTCTCGACATTCCCCTCGCCCACCTGCTTCGCAATCGTCCTGTCCCCAATTTCCTTGTCCAGCTTCCCTGGCCACAGCGTCATGCAACGCATAAACTGTTCGTGGGTTAAATGGCCTTCGCCAACAGTTCGGTTGTAGGCAACTTGCGGGTCGATGATGGTTCGTTTGATGCTCCCCGGACTCAGCTTGTAGTCCCCGCACTTCTCGCCTTCCTTCAATCGTTTGCGTAACTCAGGATCGGTCGCGTCGTAAATCATGCCTGCCATATCGCGAAGCTGCGCCAGCTTATCGCCTGGCATTGTGGCGAGGGTGTCAACCAGAAACCCGTTGGATTGGGTGACAGGCACGAGGGAGTTTTTGAATTCGGGACACACGCTTTTAGCGCGGCAGAATTTACACTGAACTTCGCCAGGGGTGGCTTTCGCGTCTGGTGCGTGCGACCGTGTTACGCGAGCTTGCATTTCAAGATACGACCTATTACAGTCTTCTATCGAGTAAACGGTGACCTCTGGCTTATGCGTTCGCCGCGGTTGGTTCACTATGGCTGCGACCTCGTTCAGTGGGAGAATGGCCCCCATTACTAACGTCACCTGATCCCGAACCTGCAAGTTTCTCGAACTCTCTGTATGCTTCCCCCATAGGCTTTTACGCTCGCTGATAAAACCTCGGTTGCCTGTTACAATCAGGAGGTCCACCTGGCCGGAATGTCTGAGGCCGTTAGGAAACTGCGTCCAGAAACGGACCTCGCGATAGATGTTCACACCGTCGTCAATTTCGATTCCAAGCCTGATTTCATTAGTGGTAAGAGTGAGTCCAAGGTGTTCTTGGATCTTCTCCTGCTCTATCTTCAATACCGCATCAGCAACCTCCTGCTCTTCATGTGTTAGTTCGACATCGCCGCCTGATGTCCATTTGTGAACCCTCGTTCCAGAATCGGAATCGTTGCTTGGCGTCTCTGGCAAACCTTGTTGGCGTAAATGCCGAACCTCACAAAGCAAGTCTTCGCGCGCATTGCTGGCGCTTGTCCAAGATCCTCGGTCGCTCTTTGACTCGGGAACCGTCAGCTTTTCTTCCGAAGTCATAATTTCTTCGGCCATTTAAAGCCATTGGCATTAAGGAATCTGACTATTGCGAGGCACGCACTTTTGTTCTCTGGCTTGTAATCGTCCCATTTGTTTATTTTCGGGAACAATTTGCCGTAACCCTTACGGGCGATATTTGCGATCTTGAGCGCCTGGGCCATCTCTCTCGCTTTCGCTTGCGTGCTCATCCTCTTACCGCCTTAGTTAACTTCGTAGCCAATTCCCTCGCACGTTTCTCCATCGCGTTACAGTTGAAGCGTGCTCTCAGGATGCGAAAGCGCGCCACCTCGTTGTTGCGCTCGGCAAGTGCAGCAAGGTTCTCTTCTTCTTGCCAGCGCTCGAATTGCTCTGTGATGGCGCGATCGGAAAGCTTCATGCCGCCATTACTCCTTCCGCCTTGTTCTTCGCCTCGTTGTCTAGCAGCCACCGATACAACCGAGCGCAGGCACGAACATCGGCCATCGCGTCGTGTGCGCCGTCGAATGTTTCATTAAAGGCGTGCTTGTAAGCTTCCTCCAATCTCGGCCACTTGTAATCAGAGTAACCGTATTGGTTTGGAATACGGCAAACCGGCGTCATAGCGTGCATGGTGCAGAACACCCCCGGCATTGAGCATTCGACGTTGTGGCGATGGCTTTCAATGGACAACATGAAGCAGTCGAATTCGGAATTGTGCGCGACTGCGACAGTTGCGCGCTTTGCCATTTCATTGAACATCATCAGTGACCCAGAGCGATGAAGGCCACAGTCCCGCGCAACCTCGTTGGTTATGCCGTGAATTCTGGATGCTTCCTCCGGTATGGTGAAACCTTCCTGATTCAGAATGGCGTTAAGCTCTCCTCGAACCCGCCATTGGTCGTCATACAGAATTGCGCCAATCTGAACGATTCGCGGTTGGTGCGGTGCTTCTGGCGGCGCCTTGAAGTCGGCCTTGCCAGTCGTCTCGGTGTCGAAAACGAGTATCATTTATGCCGCCTTCGGTTGCTTGGCCTTTTCAATTTCGTCAATTGCGCTCGACCAGCGCTCCCAGAGCGCTTTGAGTTTCGGCATCGCAACAATTGAGGCTTCTTCGAGGCTCGAGACGCTATCGTCGAGTCCAAGGTTCGCTCGCATGAATGTCAGAAGTTCGGCCTCAGTGACCTTGCGCGCCTTGGCCGCTTTGAGAATGACGCCGACATTGAGCAATGCGCCTTCCGGTTCCGGCTTCTTTGGCTCCGGCGCCAGGTCTGTGCCTTCGCCTCGGTCCTCGCCTGGATCAGCCGGCCGCCACTCTTCCCCGCGCTGCTCTTCGAGCTGCGCTGGTTCCGGTGCGTCAGTCAATGCAGGCGCGAAAATCGGCCTTGCGGCCTCAAATCTTCGATCCTCAATATCAAGGTCCGCTTCAAGCGTGTCTCGAAACTCAGGCGAGCGCGGAAGCCATTTGCTCATCTGCCGAAACACCGTCTTTTTCGCCATCTCTTCCCAGTCGGTATCCCACGGTCCCTTGTCCGGCGACTTGCTGCGGCGTCGTATGTCCTCGATCTGATCTTTCGACATGACGTGACCGACCTCGCCGCCAGCTTTAGTTTTCACGATCACATACGCTGCGTAAACAGGTCCGCGTTCGGATCGCCAGTCCACAACGTGTTTTTCAACCACTCCCTTATTCCAAACAAATTCGTCATTCCATCGAACGACCTGCGCAATTGGTGGCTGAGAAAACATCCCGGTGCGCATCGCGATCTCGACCAATCCCTTGTAATCAACGATCAGTTGAACCTCGAACGTCTTGCGCTTCGAGCTCCAGAAAGGAATCAAGTGCGCCTGGTAACCGTCCGGCTCGAGGCCAAGTGCTGAGAGTTTCATCAAGGCTTGGTAAAAGGTTGCCGGGTCTGCCTTCGCGAGGTCTGGGTTTCGGGTCATTGCGGAGATCGCAACGCTGATAATGCGATCTGGCGTGAGGTGCTTCGGCACGATCTTGGCCAGTGCCAACTTGAACCTGTCACCGGAAATTTCGTCGCGAATTGTTTTTTTGCTTTGCGCAACCTGTCCGCGTGCTGGACGTTGGAACATCGGTTGTGCTGTTTCTACTGCTTGGGTTTGTTGATTCATTGGGTTTGTTTCTTTCTTTTTGGGTTTACACTGCTGCCACTTGACCGCCTTGTTTCTTTGCTAACGCCTCAGCAACGTCGATTTTGGTATATTCCATTGCTTCAGTGCGTTGCATCGTCCAGTAATGAACGTGGCCTTCGTGCTTGAGAAACTTCACGGTTGCGCCATCGCGCTTGGTGATAATGAAACGATTTTCAGGATTCATACTTTTGGGTTTGGTTTAAACTGCGAGTTTGATTTGTTCCAAGTCCGGTATTTCGTGACTGACTGAAACCTTTCGGCGTATTGCAAACGTCAAGGCCGTCTCCATCGAATTGGCATCGAGGTCCAGCGTTATCGCCAGAGACAGCCTGAACTTGGGTTTCGTTTCTTGAAGCTGCGCCTCTTCAGCGCAGGCGTGCCAGGCGTCGAGGATTTCTTGCTCTTTGTCTGCGACCAGTGCGACGAGATCGACTGCCGCCGTTTCGGTTATCGCCTTGAGTTTGGGGTTCATGGGGAAATAAACGTGCTTGCGGTATGTCCTGCGATTCGCAAGCTACCCGTCTTCACTCCGCCCCGCGCGTGGGCATCAACATGGCAGGACCGGGAAAGTATTTGCGGCTTTAGCTTTCGCTCATAACAGCTTTCGCAGCACCCATGAGATACCGTCTTTGCAAATGGGTTGCCGCTCATTCTGGTTTTGCACCAGGCGCACCGGGTCTGGAACTTGAGCCACTTTTGGATGGGGTAGGGGATTATCGTTGTCATAAAGGTTGGTCATCTGAATTCCTGCGGTCCACGCGACACCTTGTCGTTATCGCTTCGTAGACTTCCGACCATCGAAACATGACCCGTTTTGAAACCTTGTAATACGGTAGGATGCCGCGCTTCATCCAAGTATCCAGTGTCCGCACTCCGCAGCCGAGTCGCCGGGACGTTTCAGCCTTGTCAATGAATGGCTCCGCAGAACCGTGAGCAGTCGTCAAAACTTCTGAAAGTCTGTCTTTCACTTGCAATAACACTCCCCTTGGCAGTGGTGACAATCACAGCACCCGCCGCGCTCTAAGTCTCGCGAAGCGTGCAGGCTGGCAATCATGCAGTGACACAAGCCAAGGTCTTTTCTGGTCGGCTTTTCTGCGTCATCTGCCTTCTCCACCTCGCGCCGATATTCGGCATCGGGATCGCGTGGTTCGAGATCGCGAATGCTTAGGCCGAATGGCAAGGAGGGGATGTGGTTCATTTAGGTTTGTCTCCTATTGCTCGGCTGCTAAATCCACCCACGGACCACTTCTCGCGTTGCTCCTTCCAAAAATCTTCCCATGTCCAATGCGAATGACACTTCGGACAATCAACTGCCGCAGGAACAAATCCGTATCCGTCTCCGCATTTGATTTTGGAATCAGAAGAATGCTGCGCTAAGTGCGCGCTAGACGTGTAGAGAAACCCGCAGTCTGGACACGCGACATTTCTGCGAAGGAATCTTGGCCTGAAGGTTTTCATTTCAACAAAAGCCACAGGCAGAGCAGTGGCGCGATGGCAAGGGTTAGTAGGGTGAGGAAGGTCATGCTCAAATCGTGATAATCTCAACCACCTTTGCCACAGAGCTTTTTTGCCGATTCTGAAAATACTCAACACCAAGGGTTGTGTGCTTTAGTTGGGAAATTGGGTACCCCTCAATAAAATGCTTTAGAGCATTAAGTATGGCGCACGCAAGCCTCCAACGATTTTGGGCTCCTTTGTGATTTCCAGACTGAATCAGCCGACGAAGTGCATAAGCTTGTGATGTGGCACCTGTTTTATACAAACCCTCGCCTCGGGTGATGAGTTGATAAAACTGCTGGCATTTTGCCGATTCTGCCTTCATCGCGAAGGCACAAGCACCAACAACCATGGCAGACCGCAAACCTATCTCGTTGGATCGATTTTCGATTGTGAAAGCAAGTTCTTGATCATAAAGATTCATTATTGCAATGGCTGATGGAACGGTGAGCTTTGTATAAATGCCATTGTTTGCGCAGGCGCATATGGTTTGGATTGCTGCTGCGGTTAGATTTCCGTTTGAGCATCCATGGCGAAGCACTAGTTGATCTCCAACGGTGCGCAGCTTTCCGCGATCAACGGTATCCATCACGAACACCTTCAACCCGTTTTCTAGTGCAACATTCTGAAGACCTGTCGTGATTAGTATTTTTATTGGCACGTTCGCCAACCGAATTGCCTCCAGTCTATGTTGGCCGTCCACAAGGTTTCCATTATTGTCGAATGCAATTCCTTGATGGTTTACAACCCAGTGGCCCTTTCGCATGTCGAGTGCATATTGTTCGACCACGGACATCCTTAGTGGGCGATTGGTTTTATTCTTTTTTAAGAACTCTATTGCTTTATCTGGAGTTATGACTTTGACTTCCTGTTTCACGGGTTTCCTTTCTTTTTACCTGCGCTGGATTCGACCCAACGCAGGAATTGTTTTTGGTCTTTCTTTGTCGCTTTTTTCCACCATCGCCGTAGCTGGAAAAGACAATCAGAATCCTTGTCGGCATCAGCGTTTTCACTGAACTGCCTTGCAGAGTTTATTCCTGGCTCGTAGTACCGACCTTCGGCAACAACAGATTCAACATGCTTGGCGGTTACTTTTCCTTTGGGTGCGGTTTCAACAGCCTGCCTCCAAGCTTCGGACTGCTGAGCAGGCTCAAGCTTAGCAAGCGGACGAGCAACGGATTCGGAGTCCGGCTTTTGTAAACAATTGTTTACATTTGAAAAGACCTCGCTTGCTGAAATTAACTGATGCGCTCGCATCCTGGTCATTGACCACTTTTCCTTCACGTAAGCCTCGAAATTTCTATATGCGAACTTGTAAAGCTTCTTGTCCCGAATGGTGAGCAGCGCGTTGCCAACTTCTACGAATGAGGCAATGCCAGCCTGAATGACCTGTTCGCATTCGGCGAGCATCGAACCTTCTGACTTGGTTAGGGCGATCACGAATCAGGGCAATGGTTATGCCGCCTTATTAACTCGATCGTGGAATCTTTCCAGCTCGGGCAAGTAGCGCCGAACGGCTTGGGAGAAAATCTGACCAAAACTAAGGTCTGACTTTTCGCGAACATCATTCACGCGAGCCAGTAAATCCGGGTCTATTCGGAGGCTCACTCGTGGGTATCCTGCTGTTTTCTTCATGGCTCGTTTTGTCATGTTGCCGCTTGTCATACATGAGGCGACAAAGGGTGTCAACAAATTTGTTGCGTTTTGTCAGACAAAAGTGTATTAGGTATGCGTTATGAAAAAGCCGGAAGGCAAAAACAAGTCTGTAAGGATTGTTGTTCGGGTAGAACCAGAGTTAGCGCATTGGCTTGAAAACAGGGCAGAAAAAGCAGATTCGTCTGTTGGTTGGCTTGTCCGAAAAGCCTTAAAAAAGTTCCAGAAGGAAGAGGCCGAACAGCCGTCTTTTAAACACCCCGAGTTCCACTTGGCCGGGTTAGTTGCAGTGTAAGGCGTGGCGCGGGAAGTGGACCGCGTGCGCAACTTGAAAACGGACAGTTGCACTGGACGCAAGGGATCGAATACATAAGTTATGGACCCTTATTAGTCTATTAAAGCCAACATATATTATTAACAGTCAACATCTTATGACGGTTCACGATCTGCTATACTAGGGTGTATAAATGGAGCTTACTAATCCAATAATCATCGAGGTCCCTGGGCGCTGGACATTGCAACATAGAGACGCAAGTTCGGTTTCGCGGGAGTTATCAACACTGGCCGAAACGCTAATCAGGGGATGCGAAGCGCTGCACGGTTGTTATATGAGAATTTGCGATCTTGTGAGATTGCATGAGCTTACTGATAAGGAAGTAAAAGAGGCGCTTGGGAAACATTTTCCGCAACCTCGCATCTCTGAAATTCTCCGTGTCAGTCGTGCGCCAGAAGACGTTTACCGGCGCTATCGTTCAGGCTTTTTCGGTTTCAAGGCAGCATTAGAACAGTGCAGGGGATACAGGGTCACACCCAATGCCGAGTTGAACCGCCGCAGGATTCGCCGAACCGCCGAGCGCCTTGTCTTATTGTTGGACGGTCCAGGCGAACTGAAGATTCGCGGACGACTGATCTCAGTGTCATAACCGCCGCAACCGATAGAAAGCCTTCGGACCTGACACAAGCACAGTAAGTGAAGTCTCCCCGGTTTCCTCTCCAACCTCGTCCCACGTCACAAGGTCTTGCGATTGTTCAACTTGAACAGTGCCAAAACCCGCTGGCCATTCCAGCGTAACCCCCGTTCCGTTTACCGTAATCTTTGTTATGGAAAGCGCTGCTGCGTTCGTGTGTGGAACCACCAGGGATTCGTCGCTCGCGTAAGAATACGAGAAATAAGTGAGGCTAGTCGTGGGAATGGCACCCCTCGAAGTCATCTTTAACCCGAGGCTTCCGGTTGCTTCGGAACCTTTCGGGGACTGGACCGACTTTAGATTCGTCGTCGTCGTGAACCCTGGAGGTGCTGGGGGGACTGTTTGCTGCGCTGACAACGTGCCGCAGATTGCGAGCAGCAAGGCGAATGTCATCAATCCAATGGGGTTTGCAAACAATGAGCGTTGTCGCGACCTCCAATTGCCTGACCGCTTCAAGAACAAGTTGTTTCGCGTGGTTCACAAAAAAAGGCGAGGTGCCGGTTCCTCACAAATCGCACCCCGCCAGTTTCGTTTCTGAATCTGTTTACGCCACCGGAGGCGTCGGAGGCGTCAAAGCGTCCAAAGCCTCGAGTTTGGTCGCGATTGCTTCGCCCCTGGCTTCGAGTTCATCAAGCAATGCTTGATCTTCAGGCGTGATGCCTCCGGGGGAATTCTGCAATTCCTCGATTTTATCGTTCAGACTTTTAACGTCACCTTGAAGGCCGGTAACGGCTGCGTCCTGGCGGTCGTTGAATGCTTTCTGTTTTGCTGCGAAGTCGCTTATAGCGCTCATTATTTTTCTTTCTGTTTCTGCGATCCGATGAAGGATCTCTTTTGTTTGCTGATCCCCGGCTCGCGACTCAATTGCTGTCGCCAGTCGAGAGAGTATCTTATTTGTGGCCTCAAGGATTTTGGCCACGTCGCCTGGTTCCTTTGGACCTGGTGGACTTGGTGGAAGATGCGGAGGTCTTGGGACAGGTTTAGGCATAAGGTTACTTATGAATGGCTGCGCCGAATACGGCCCACCCGAGCAGCGCGAACAAGATCCAATAGACCAGATTGTTCATGGCCCACGGACCAACGGTCGCGCGGTTGATGTAACCCCCAGACAGGAGGCCGATGATCATTATGATCCAGAAGAGTAATGCTATTGACATATGTTTATTTCCTATCTTGTTGACCGTAACCACTGACCCACCGGAGTTCGGCGCCGTTCACGCCTGCTGCCGATTGGCGCTCGTGCGTGCCGATTACCTCTAAAATGAACCGTGCTGGCCAATACCCGGCTACTTGCGTTAATTGATCCGATAACTCCGTCCACAAGTTGTTCTCCTAAAATTTGTTGCCAGCCGTTTCCGTCACGGATGCTGTATGTTCCAATATAACCACCGGGTAATATCTTTAGGGGTCTGTCAACGTGCCTCCGGAAATCGAACTGGGTCGCTCCTGGGGACCAAAAATTCTCAAACCACGAAGGAAAAACGAAGTCGCTTACTGGAATGCCGTCAATCTCGTAGCCGAACCGATCATGCTCCGGCCCGTCGCAATTTTCATAAGCCACCAACAATGCCAACTGCTCGATAAACACCGTCAAGTTGATAGTTGGATCTGCCAACATTTCGAGCACTTCATGGGATGCGGTGCGCGACCAGGGTGTCCCGTTAATGACCGAGGTCTTGGCAAAGACTTTGCCAATCGGCAAACCTTCCGAGGAAAGGTCGTGATAGCCCAGTGCGCCGGCCTGGTCGGAATCGTCGAGTATCGGCAATTGCCAGTGACCCGGATGACATTCGCCACTGTTCGGAATGAAATGTAAGAGCGCATCGATTCCCCAGGCCGGTGCGAAATCTCCCGACACCTGTCGCTGCAGCGCTCTGACCGCCTTGGCCGCTTCAAAGTCAGACACCACCGTTGAATGATTCGGGAGATCGATCTGTATCATTACTTTGTGACCGCTCATTTTGGGGGTGAGGGTGGATAATTCGTATAAGAAATGACCCCAATCACAGAGTAGGTGTTGATGGCTGAATCGGCGTTCAACTCCAGCACCGCAACCGGCCTTCTTTCCTTGTCATTGAATTGAAGCGCGAAGACTGGCGCCGTGCTGTCGAGTGCGCCGACTATGGCTGACCTCGGCCTATCTGGTGTGGCCGACGCTTGTTTACGCACGAATGCGTCACCGTGATTCGAACTTGAACGAGGTTGATCTTGTGCCTTGGGTGAAAAGAGGCGCATCATTGGGGGAGGTGGCTGATCTTTCCAGCCGGTATTGATCTCCTCCGAAATAGTTGTATCAAAACCAGACTGACCAACCTTGAATCGGTCAGAGAAAGCCGGTGCTGAAATTCCATTCGTCGCGCAGGGGATCAGCGTGATCACGTCAGAACAGAACCCGAAGCGCAACCCGTAACCGCTGTAACTGGCCTGAATTCCGACAACTCTCGTGTGATGTGTTGCCGCGTAGGGGAAGGGAGGTGCTTTTAGCTCCTTGACTATTGATGCGCAACCGCAAGCCAGCAGCAGGCCGACAAATCCAGCCATGCGACCAATGCTCGTCATAATCTTGGACAGCGGTTTCACAGTTCGGACAAATGCCAGGCCACGAAGTTTGCCTCGGCTTTGGCGGCGTCATTTTAGGTGGGGTGCCAACAGCACTCGCTTTCGAGCCGGCGCTCCCTTTTCAGGCGGTAATCCCGAGGTCATCCCGTTGCATAGGTCCACAGCATAAAGACGAACCTCAGTTTGATTCGTTGCTATTCCAGAAATGACCACGTTAAACAGCGCCAACGATCCGTTGATTATCAACTTGGTTGTCGGATCTGTTACGCCAGCGGCCTCCAGTGCGCTCACGATGGCTTGCGGTGAGACGTTAGTGCCATTGGCCACCCCGCACACCACCGGCACCGCTGCGCGCACGTAGGGGACAGCCTCGGGGTGTTGTTCGAGCGCAAATTGCTCACCCAGGGTGACGGCGGCGGTAAATGCCGCGTGAGTCATCGCCGTCTGGTTAGTGGTGTTGCAGCCGGTCAAGACCAAGACTGCCAGTAGTGCCGCCAGTTTAGTTATTTTTTTCATGCGTTTTTCATCTATCGTTTGGATGTCAACCTCTGGTTTTAATAACGCTTCGAGCGCGACCCGCTCCCGAGCGTTAAGTTTAAGCGTTCTCATAATCCGCTCGCGCATACCTCGGATCTTCACGATTGGATCTTTGTGTCTCACTTTTTTTCCTCTTTCGGAATCTGCTGGACCTGTGTCAGTGGGTTCAGGCTCATTGTCGGCGGCGTTATTCCTGGGAATGGGGGTGTGGTGTCGGAACCGGGAGGAAGGGGGTTATTCTGCCACCATTGCACAAAGCGTAAACCACCATTGAGCATGAACGTGGTAGTCATCATCTTATATGAATTCGAGGTGAATAGCGCGAAGTTGCCCCCGTCGATTATCGCCGCCGACATCGTTGATCCCAGTGCGGCAGCGCCGCCGTGAATCAAGGTTTCAAGTCCGGCACGAATCCATTTCCTAGTTTTATTTGTCATTTAGTTTTTGAGTTTTACTTTTTGATTAAAAACAAAATGACAGTTATGCCCCAACCGATCAGCACAACAGCAATCGCCAATACCGCAGCCTTGTTTTGGTCTTTGCCTCCAATGCCACTTTTAAACTCGCGCAAGTCCGCAATCTTTTCCTCAAGCGCCTTGAACTTGGCTTCGGCTTCTGTCCTGGGGAGTGTGTCCTTATACTGACCATCCATCTTGCGAGTCAGATCGTTGTGCGTGGCGTTGTAGGAGATTTGAGCGGCTTCGGCCTTTACTATTGCCTTCTCGCTGGACACGAAAGCGGCACTGGTCAGCTTCTCTTGTGCGGTCAATGCGGAATAAACGGCCTTCTCGCTGGCAGAAAATCTGTCCTCGTAGCGCCGATCCCGCTCGTCCATCTGCTTCTCAAAGGATTCGCGCAATTCGCGCTCTCGGGTGATGCGCTCATCTAAGACCTTCAGGTGCTGACAGGTAGTCTCATCTTCGTTCATTCATTGCTGCCTTTTGCTAACGCCACTTCAACCGACCAATGGAGAATGAGTCCGAGGACAAAAACGGAGAGAGCGCAGAGAATCATTGCGGAACAACTCCAGTCAAAATCCCCTTGGTGAACCGCAATTGGTTTGTGGTTCCGCCAGCGATAAGCACGTTGATATTGGTAGTCATGCCAGTCGAAGCGCCGACAGCAAAGCCATTTGTGGCATTCAACGTTTGAGCCACCTGAACGTTGCCGTCTCCAACTAAAGTGAGAGCATTCGTTACCGCCGTTCCGCTTCCGCCCCCGCTTCCAACCACAAATACTATCAGGTTTTGGTCTATAGTGGACGAAGCACTGGACTTGATTGATGCACCATAACTATCGGGAAAGCCGACGGATTGCAGGTTGATTTGTGTTCCGAGGGTTGCATTTAAGCCACCGTTTTCTATAGTCGTTGGACCTTTGACGTGGAATGTAGTAGCTGGTGCTTTAACACCGATTCCAATACCCCCAGGTGAAATGGTTGCTCCTTCTCCATATAGATTCGTCCCATAAATCAAGTTGCCTATGTTGAGCTGATAATTCCCTGTTGCACTCGCAAGGGCCACGTTATGACCAATGGATATATTCTGAGTTCCAGTTGTGACCTGATTTTGACCAGTGGAAAATTCAGAAGCACCAATTAAGATGTTGCGATTGCCAGTGGTCATCCCGTTCCCGGAAGCATAACCTACAAGGACATTGTAATCTGAGGCGTTTTTATGGTTATACCCCGCAGAGCTTCCGATAATCACATTCCCTTTGTTGCTGTAAGACACTGAGGAACGACCTGCATAATATCCTATAGCAACGTTGTCGCTTGAGTTGGTGTTAAAATTCAAAGCACCAGCACCCACGACTGTATTTTGAGAACCGGAAATATTCTCATACAGAGCGGAATAGCCAATGCCGATATTGTTTGTCCCGCGTTTTTGCTCATGCACCGCAAGCGTGCCGATTGCTACGTTTTCTGATCCATTGGTGTTCATTCGCAGCGCGTCCTGCCCGATCGCTACGTTGTTTGAGCCGATGATGTTGGCATACATAGCACTTTTCCCCATCACCGTATTGTTCCATCCGGTTGTGTTGAATGCCAAGGCGTCGGCTCCAAAAGCAGAATTGCCGCTACCGGTTGTATTGTAAAACATGGTCGTATCACCGAAGGCACTATCACTGCCCCCGGTTGTGTTGCTATAAAGAGCGCCGTAGCCAAAGGCGTTATTCACCGGACCTGTGGTGTTGTTGTGCAATGCGCCCCTGCCGAATGCCGAATTCTGATAGCCAGTGGTAAGCGCATCGAGTGTGGAGAAACCAACTGCTGTATTTGCGCTTGCAAGAGTGGTCGCACCGCCACCTGGGGACATTGTGAAATTTCCAGATGAAGTTCCGATGAACGTATTTTCCCCATCGGAAGACGGAGCTTTGTAATCGTGAAGGAAAGATTGTCCGCCTTTAATTATCACTCCGGTAGTGGAATTCGTGGTCGCAGGCAAAATGACAGTTCCATAGAGGGAAGCATTCGTGGCCGTTCCAAAGTTCTGAGCAAGCGCGCACGAATTATAAACCACGTTCCCCGAAGAATCCTGAAACGTCACACATCCTGAGATGGTGCTATTCGTCGCAAGGTAATATGGATTCTGACTCGCACCGGAGAGGATAATTGCAGTCGTGGAATAAAGGCGCGTGCCGTTAAACACGTTTGTTGTTTGTGTCATGGACAAAGGTTGATTAACGGTTATTCCACCAGCGCATCCGAATGTGCTATTGTCGTCGAGCCAATACACGCCGCTGTCCAAGTTCACCCCTTGAGCGATGTTGGCCGCAGGTTCATTCGTGGCTAAACCTGATAGTCCTTTTGTCGTGAGGTTCATTTTTCCGCTGACCTTGAGGTAATCATAGGAGCCGAAAAGCCTTAGATCCTTTACCGTAACGCTCGAAACGCTGGTGTTAGTCTGTGCAAAATAGAGACTGTCGTAATAACCAATGATGGCTCCACTCCCGTAAATCGTGACGTTGGTTGCAGTTCGATTGGTGAAACCGTAGAACGCTATCGTCTGCCATGTCACCAGTGAATCGAGCCAGCCTATAGACGCATCAATCGAAGAGTTGGTTGCTATCAATTGACCGTCAATGACGATGCTGGAATTGTTGCCGGGGATGACCATTGGCCCGGCAGAAGTCAGCGCGGCAGTTAAGATGCTCTGAACTGAGCCGGTCTTGCTGTAATATTTGTTGGTTCGAACTACGGTTGCTCCCGCCATTACGTATAGGTTGACTCCGTTCGCTCCCGGTCCATACATATTCAAAGGCACCGATGGTGCGTAATGCGTCCCAGGCAAAACCACAATGGTGTCTCCGGGTTGCGCGACCGTGACCGCTCCATAGTAAGTATGCGCGGTCTTGTCCTGAATGTTGTATAGAGTTTTAAATGGCTTTTCTCTCACCCCCCGAACGCCTGTGGTATCGTCCCCACCCGGATCAACCCAGACAACAACCGAATTCGTAAACGGGGAAGACACACCGCCGCACGTGCTATAAACCAATGTCCCTGAAGAATCCTGAAACGTGACGCACCCCGAGACAGTTGAGTTGGTTGAATAGAAATACGCATTGTCGCTCGCGCCCGGCAGCAAAATGGCGCTAGTGCTATAAAGCCTTGTGCCGTTAAATACGTTAGTCGATGTCGTGAGAGAAACAGGGGTGTTTACCGTGACACCTCCAGAGCAGCCGAAAGTAGATCCGTAATCATTCCAGAACACTCCGGAGTCAAGATTGACCCCCTGCGCGATATTGAACGTTGGTGCGTTGGTTGCCAGTCCCCAGACATTTTTAGTTAGCAGGTTCATCTTTCCCGAAACTTTCAAATAGTCGTAGGTTCCATAGAGTCGGACATCTGTTACAGTAAGGCTCGATGTGCTCGTGTTAGTCTGCGCGAAATAGAGCGTGTCAATCGCTCCGTAAATGCTGCCATTCCCGCCGATGGTAATGTTCGTTGCGGTCCGGTTCGTGAATCCGTAGAAGGCGAAAGAAAGCCATGTCACTATTGAATCAAACCAACCAATTGCACCGTCTGTTGCGTTGGTCGCGACCAGTGTTCCGTCAACGATTATCCGAGAGTTATTCCCAGGAATCACCATCGGGCCCGCCGAGCTGAGGTCCGCAGTCAGCAGAGATTGAATGGCTCCAGTCTTAGAATAGTATTTATTCGTCCGCACAACCGAAGCGCCTGGCTGTATCCAGAGATGAACGCCCTCACTTGTGGACATGTTAAGGGGGATTGTGGGTGCCCAGTGCAAGCCGGGTAGCGCAATAACGGTATCGCCCGCCTCGGCAACAGTCACAGCACCGTAGTAGGTATGAGCCGTCTTATCTTCGATGTTCCAAATGGTTTTAAATGGTCTGGATTGATTCCCGCGCTTTCCTGTGGTGTCGTTGCCGTTCACCGGATCAACCCAGATCATTGCCGAGTTGCTGAAACTGTTGAGTCCAGTTAATAGCGATCCGTCACCATAGAAAACGCCGTTGGAATGAACGCCGGCCAAAGGAATCCCATTGCTTCGAAGTGTCAAAAGCTCATTTGTGTCCCAGGAGTCGCCAAGGATTGCCGAGCTGATATATTGCCTACTGCTGGAACTCCTAGTGCCCCTGGTCTCCCCATAAAGCCCGATCCGAACGCTCCCGGCTTGAGAACTTCCGACCACGCCGATGTTGGTTGATCCGCTAATGCCAAACGATGTTCCAACAACGCCGATGCCCAAGGCGTATGCAGATTCGGTCATTCCAGAGACACCAGCGGCAGATCCATTTGTCACGGTGCCGCTATACTGCAACGCGCCACCCTGGATTCCGATCTGTCCTCCGTTATTATTTTCCACCCCGAAACTTCCCAACGGAAACAGGGAGTTGAAACTTACAAGTCCACGTCCCTTGTCTGTGGCAGACCCAGTGCCGGGACTTACGTCAAATTCGTGGCCGTAAGTGAACCCCGACCCTGTCAAGAGAAGGTCAATATATATCGGCGCATTAGTCGTGAGTCCGATTGATCCAGCATCGTTTGTAAACACACTGTCCCCACCTGTGACGATGGTGTCGCCAGTGCTGATCGTCACTGAGTAAACCCCATTGTTCAACGCTGCCAGGTATGTTGCGGCATTGATGATCCCATTGGTGACCGGGAAAACGAAAAAGTTGGTTGTCGTGGCACTTGTGCCCTTCAACTCAGTTCGATAGACCCCGCCATAAATGTTGCTGACCGTTACCGAGCCATTGGTGCCAGTTGAAACAGTTCTGCGATCTCGCGAGACAATGCCACCAGCACCGTTTGTAAAAGGCGCACCGAGAGGAAACAGCGTTAGCGTTCTGCTTAATAATGGCTGCGCCGTGAAGTCTTCCATCGTGAATGTTACGTGTGCCGCGCGCACATCGAGGCCGAGGACTAACAGTAATAGAATGAGAAATCTTTTCATGGGGCAAGGTTCAAGAGAATCCAACGGCTCACGTTTGAGTTGTAGATCAGCATTGCCGCACCGTTCCCGGTTGTGGCCTGGTCCGCGCCAGTCATGCTGTAAATTCGATTCGCCGCCACCGGATCAACTCCAGAGTCGTGCGCGATGGTCATATTCTGGGTTGTGAGGTTTAGAATGATTACGAACTTGCCGTCTCTCCCGTCGGCAATGCCGTTGATTGTGAACGCGCCGCCAGGCCCGGATACCTGAACGAAAACATTTGTGCCAACGAGCACGCCGGCATTGTTGCCAGTCGCCAGACCTGTATTTGCGTATCGGCCAAAGGCAACGTCTGATCCAGCGGGAAAAGTGGTTATGTCAGCAAAAATTCCGTTTGAGATTGATCCCTCGACACGCAGGTTGCCGGGGATTGAAACGTATTGGCTCGATGTTGCCAACCTGACCTGGTTTGATGTGGTTGTTGTTGAATCTCTACCAAACGCAGTCGAGCTAACGTGGGTCGCACTTGAACTTTTTCCTATAGCGATAGCGTTTAACCCGCTTGCGATGCTTCCCGTTCCGACCGCAACAGAGTTCTGCCCGGATGCGGCGGCACCATTGCCAAGCGCGGTTGATGCGTTTCCACTCGCCGCCGCGTTTTTCCCCAGAGCTGTATCTTGCGATGTCGTTGCCGTTGCCCCGCTTCCAAACTGTTCAGCAGAACTAACGGCGCCAGGACTGCTGAAAGCGTTCCCGTAGTTTACGCCGTTGGTGCTTGTTGGGTTTAAAAGCTTCGCATTCGTTATCGCACCAGCCGTCCCCGAAAAGCTGGAGAATATTTTCGCGCCTGTAACGGTCTGCGCGTTCCCAATGCCCACAAGGTTCGCAGCAATTGGGTAATCCTCATCGATTGCGTTGGTGCTGTAGTCGCTCAGTCCGAGCGCCAGCGAACTTGCAATATTTGTCCGCTGTCCCACCGTTGGCTCTGCAGACAGGGGCACGCGCACCGTCAATGCCGAGGCCACAGTCTGAGTTGAGTAACTGACGGAACCCCAACCGGCAGATAACGTAAGCGTCAGTGCAACGCCGGAACTTGCAACGAACTGGAAATTGGTTGCGCCACCATCCAGAATTTCCACCTGCAAAAACTTATTTAAGGCGATCTGGGTAAAGGCGTTTGTCTTGCTCCCGGTGGCCGAGCTGTTAGTCAAAATCTGCGTGGAACTCACGACAACGTTATTTGTAAAAGTCCGAGTGCTACCATTGACCGTGAGTGTCTGGCCGTTGGTCGTGCCAGCCGAGTTTGTGAAAGTCAGAGACGCAGTGATCCGCGTGGCTGCGTCGGACGAAAGAACGAGCAAAGCAAAAAGAATGGTGAGACAAAGCCTCATAGCGTAATGATGTTATCTATAGCCGTGCCGTCATCGTTGACGCCAAGCTCGCGGCCATAAATGCCCCCTGGACTCTTCAAAATGATTGTCTGGCCATTGGCACCGACCAACCTTGCGAACGTCGATAACATTTCAGCTTTGGTCAGATATTGGTCTGTCGGGGTGGGGACAGTGGCGGTGAGTTCGTCAACGACGGCCTTCAGGAGGAATGTCGTTTGAAGGATCGTTGTGCGGTTACCGGCCAGGGTCAGATTAACCTCGAAGTAGGCCGTCGCTGAAGAGTTAGCTCCAATGTGCGAATTGACCCCGGCTGTGTTCAGGTCGAGCGTGCCGGTAAACCAATGGCTCGAAGAGTCGTAGCTGAAAGTATCCTGTAACGCCAAAGGTGTTGGACCTCCGGCTGTTCCTGTTGGAGTCGCCCCAACAGCCACGCGCAGGCTTGCTCCCTGTTCATCGACTATGGAATAAGGCGAACCCAGATCGCCAGTGGGATCAACTACGCTGATTTGCAGCGAGGCAACGTTGGACTGAAAGAGAGCCGGAAGGGAAGTAATTGACCCGTTGAAAGCAACAAGGGTCTTGTTCTGGCGGTCAATCGCGAGTTTTAGCAGGCCCATCGTTCATAGCCTGCCTGTCAACAGTCACCCCAAAACAAAGCCAGTCCGCGTTTCCCATTGTGAAGGCGTCTCAAAAAAGACCGTGAAGTAAAGCCTGCCGCACCAACCGTCTATCGGTTCTCCTGGATAACCATTGGGGTTAACATCGGTTGGAGGCACTGGAAGCGGCGTCTCTTTCCAAGTGTAAGCAGGCAGCCCGGTGAATTGTTCCACCAAGCTAAAATTGACGGGAGTGACCCCTTCATAAAAGCCGAACGGTTCAAGCAGGGTGCTTCCGCTTCGGCGATAGCCATACCTTATTCTCGGGGTTGCTCCAGGTTCAACATGATAAACCCTGAGGTCAGCAGAACCGAGGAAACCATTGCTGTTAATTTTCCAAATGGCACGTTGCCTTTCTGCAATGATCTCGTTCTCCCAAAAATAACGAAAATTGAAGCTGAAAGGCGGCCATTCGTATCGCACATAGCGAGGCTGGTAATACCAATACGAGCATTGGCCAATAGTGTTTGTCTGTCTTTCTGGCGGGAATGGCGGCAGATGCGGCGGTAAAAGAGTCGGCTCTGTTCCGGTTATAGGCGCAAGGTTATTATACAGCCGATGGGAACCGAAGTAATCGCTCCCGTGTAAGAATTGATCGAAGAAAGCTTGTGGCGCGCGTCTTTGGAAGAAGATGTTAAATTCATTATTCCCGGTCGGGTCTGTGTCAAATGCTGGTTGAAAGAATCGGTCGGGAATATCGACACCTAGCAATGCCGTGCGCGGAAATGTGAATGGTGCGTTCGGTGCTGGTATGTCTGTAAAATTCATTCCCCGGACCATGTTGACCGCGACAAGTGGCGATCTTGCACCGGATGGATCGGCGGGTGGAATAGTCCAAGAATTGTTGCTTTCAAACGGGGAAATTTCGTGCACACATAAGGTGTCCCAATCCTTTTCGGAACCAAATAGAGGCTTGTTCCGTTCGAACGCAGCCGACATTCGAAAGTCTTGTCCCAGACCAAGATCAAAGTCGTATTTGCTGCTCATTGAGCGGCCCAGGCCCGGCCACCTACGTTGAGGTCAATAAGGGTTAACTCTTCGTCATCTTCCGGTATGTCACCTTCAATCGTGACATCGGTGAATGCGGAAACAGCGAATATCAGACGATCTGGAATATACCTTGGAGTTATGAGTTGAGTTTCTGCGGTTCCACCGGATGGGGTGGCAATGCGTTGCTGTCCGAGGACATCGTATCCTGAGTAGGTAACAAATACGGCTCCGATTTCTGCGCTCTCTATCGAATAGCGTAGTTCGTGAGGCTTGGCTATTTTGACATCTTCGGTTCCTTCGGTCGTCCCGTTCCAAGATCGACAAATGATGTGCTCTTCCTCGTGAGACTTATAGCGGTAAGTCGAAATGCGAATTCCAGCGCCAGGTTCGCCAATCAGGTTCAACATCGTCCCGTTGGTTTGCGGGTGAAGCTTGTAGCCGCGTCCAGGCACTATCCGACTCGCGCGACAGGCAGCGATAAGCCTGCGCATCCAATCGCGTTCGTGGCTTGAACCAGCCGGAGGATTGGGGAAGTCGATCATAGTCCCAACATCGCACCATAGAGCGCCGGGTCTGTCGGCCAGAGGCCATAGACCCATTCCTGAACGATTACCGTCCTTTGCCGCGCGGCCCCCCTTATCGTGGGAAACTTTTTATACCAGCCATAGCGCAGCGTGAAACCCTCACCAACCCTAGAACTGGTATCATTCGGAAGGTTGGCGTTAATGTCGGAACGAATATCTTCGCTTGCTTGCAGGTAGGCCGTAGTCATAACCCGGCCAACATTTGTCAGAGATGCTGGCACCTGATAATTACGACTGACCGTCTGGGTGTGCCGCAACGTGGGAACTGGAGTAACCACATGGGTCAGACCGTTGAGCATTAATAAATAGATGCCAGTTGAGAAGCTTGCGCTGGCCCCTGTAAAGTTTGGCGATGGTCCGCTAGTGTCCTTAACCTTTTCACGCACCAAACGCTTATTATCTGCCGACATTGTGTTCAGACTCCCAATATCGGCCTCGAGAACGTCTTTCTCAGTATCCTGTGAGAACAGTTCCCAAGTGTTTTCGATCTGCTCTTCCTGGCCTGTTATCGTTGGGACATGCGCCGTGAGTTCGCAAGCCGCGCGCGTCCAGCTCTCGCGCATCTCCCACAAACCGCTTGAGGCTTCGATGGCCGGAACGTTGGCGAGGCATTCGTTAACTGTCCCACGCCAGACGTAAATCGTATAGCGTCCCGAAGGATCAACACCGTATGTCAATGGTTGGAGGAAGGCCCCCCTTCTGCCGTTAATGATTGCAGACATAATTAGTCATAATCACTGCCGCCTGTTTTCATCGGGGAAGTGTTGCGTTCGATTTGTCGCAGGACATTGAGCTGATCATTCATAACGTTTTGAACTCCGCTCAGGTTGCTGCCAAGGAAGTTTCCGGCACCAACGAGGGAGTCCGAATAAATGCTCCCGGCTGTCTTTTTGTAACCTGTGCCAAGTCCGCTGTTACCGTTAACAGATTCGATTGCGAGTTGCGCTTTTAGAAGTGCCTCTTTCATTTTCGCAATTCTGTCCTGGCCCGTCTCAAGCTCGGTCAGTGACGCCTCGCCCCCTTCAGCCATCGCAGCATTCACTTTATTTAAAGCTTTCTCCGCATCCGAACCAGGCCGAGGCTTCATACCCAGGAGTCCAAAGCTTGCTTGAAACCAATCCGAGGCGGTTGTTTTTGGCGCAACCACTTTCCAGAAAGTGATATTGGCCCGCACCTGGTTGGCCAATTGCACGAGCATATCGATGCACATCGAAATCGCCGGAGCCAAAGTTGAGATCAACAACTTGCTGAAAATCTTCAACTGGTCATTTGCGGCCTTCAGGGAAACCAAGGTTTGCTTGTCGATCACAATTCCCAACTCGTTCGCCTGTTTCCGCAACTCTTCTAAGTTCCCCTGAAGCATGTTAATCATTTCGCCGGCGCCTCGGCCACCGACTGCGCTTAGTGGGTTGATAATGCTCGCTTGGCTTTTGCCCCGGACGCTCTGTGCAATTGCCATGATCAGGTTGTCGGTAGTTCCAACGTTGGCGACTCCCAACTGTCCCAATGCCGCATCGCCTTCCTTTGTTTTCCGATTCTTGGCCAACGTTTCTGCGAACCTGACAAACTTGTCGGTGCTTGTGCCAGACTGTTCGGCGGCGAAAGCGAACTCTTGCATCGCTTCGGTTGTAACCCCGATTCGATTCGCCAGGTCAACCATCGAGTCAGCATATTCAAGAGTCTTCTGGATAGCCTGCTGAATGCCGAAAACTCCGAAGGCCGTACCAGCAATGGTTTTAAAGTTGGACACGCTGCGCTGAAGGCGCATTAGTCCTGCCTCGAATCCACTCCCATCGAGTCCAACCCTGGCTTGAAGATTAAGACCCATTAGCGGCCTCCTTCAATGCGGCCTCGATTGCCGCCGCATTCGCTTTGCCGGACTCAATTTCTTCTGGAGAGATAAGCCGAACAGCTCCTTGATTTTCAGCCCAACGAAAATAATCAGCGAACGCCTTTGAAAGTGGTTCCTCGTTTATCTCTTCGCCTGTCCAGTTGAGTTCCCCGCGAAGGACCACCTCAAGGCCCTGACTCCAATGTCCAACCGAACCGCCACCTTCCATCTCCTTTTCAAGGGAATAAGTCGGCACCCTGGATGACTCTTCAATGTAGCGCTTGAACAGCGCAATCTTTTCGACAACGTTAAAGGAATGATGTTTTCGCCACCATTTACCGATATAGGGAAGGATTCCGAGAAGCCCGAAATTGCCAGAGATAGTTCTACCCCATTTCCGCATTTCCTTCCAAAACTGGTCTGACTCAACGAACTTGGCGAACTCGTCACAGCGCATCGAGCAAACGAGGCAACCGAGAATGAGGTCTTCAATTCCCGCGCGCGCCTCGCCTTCGGCCACAAAAGCGCAATTGAACCTGGCAAGCATTCTATACCTGCCAAGGCTGAGAGGTTTTAACTGGAGTCCTAGTATCCGGTATGGATCTGGTATTGCGGCCTGAAAGTAATTGAGCATTTCATCTTTTACGATATGAGCGCAGTTACTCCAGGGCACTTCTTGATCGACAGGGAAATACGCTTCGAGTCAACGTTAGTCCCTGATATCCTTGAACCGGCTTGAACTTCCCAACTGGTTGCGATCAATGCCGGAATGTTCGCGCAGGCCGTGATGACTATGATCGCCCCGGGCAAGATATTGCTGAGCGTGGTGTTTGTAATTGCCGCCGCAATCGTTGTCCCGCCAGTGATCACCCATTCAAGGCGCGCCATTTCGTGCTGATTATGCCAGGCATGGATCACCTCGTCTCCGTCGCCATCGCGCACGATTTCAACGTCGGCTTGTGCCTCATGCTCGGCAGACTGAAGGAATACGCCACTCAGACCCGTTATCGCGATTCCACCCGCTGATCCTGTGAATCCAAAATTTACCGCTACGCCATTGATGGTTGCCATACAACCAACGAAAAGGCGTCAACCCGATTGGGGTTTAGTATAGGAAAAAGGTATAGTGCCAAATCGTTGGGTGTATGGTTTAATTGGGTTGTGAAAGTAAGACCTCACAAAACACAAACGTTGGTTTCCCCCATATTCGTGCGGTCTGCAAGCTGGCTTCTGGCATGTAGGTCTTACCCGCGCGGGTATGGGGATTTAGCCTTACCTTATGAAACATCTATCAGTCCTCTTAGTCGCCGCTCTGCTTGCAGTGGTGGTGCTTACATCTCTCACGACCAAAAGTCATGCCGATCCACAGGCTCGTAAGGTTTACGATTACGTTATTGTTCAGGGGTATCCAGATTTCAAACAGTTCGTAACAAACAATTACGCCTCATATCAATGGAACGGCTGCTTTGTTTACAATTATGACGGTAGCAAAGGAGCACCGGAAATGGACCTGCCGGTAACGGGTGGAGATTTATTTGGTGCAACCACCAACAAACTTGCTCAAACATTATCCGATCTGTCCAATCAAGGATTTGAACTTATCAATTCAGGAGAAAACACCAGTCAATTGACGTTTATCTTACGCCGCTTACGGATTCACCCGTAATAGAATTCCGTTAGACGGAAAGTAAACTCCATTAAAAGAGTTTCTGGTTCCACCGTTTACCGGAGCACCCATGTCGCATCCACCATTTATATTTCCTCCGGCATACAGCTTGTTTTCAGATGGTTCGTAAAATATGTAATCACACGAACAGATTTGTCCGGTATTACCAAGGAATCCTTTCATCCATTGAGCAGTTCCGGGTGTCCATACACCTCCGCTTAAAATTGCTGGACTCATCTTAAACATAAGAAAGGTTGGAGTAGCGCCAAGAATAAAAAGGCTGTCATAGGAAGAGGTTGTGGTATTCCCGGTAATATATATGTTCCCGGAAGAATCCGTAGTTAATGAACGGCCAGAATCTGAAGCCCCGGTATTCCCGGCATATCTCTTTACCCATTGGCATACTCCGGACGAAGTGTATTGAGCAACAAATAATGCGTTACCAGTTTCTGGTCCATTCATGGAAACACCATTACCAAAATCAACATTTTTAGGACCAGTTTGACCAGTAGAACCATCGTTCCCACCCAAGCTTCCAGTTACTAAAACTCGACCGCTTCCATCTACGCAAATACCATTACCAGTAACTCCAGAGGTAAGCGCCAATCCCACTCTCACATTCCATTGCCAGTCTCCTGAAAGATTGTACTTAACAACAAACATATCTGTGGGGCTTTGGGCTGTCACCGAACCCCCGCCGAAATTACAAATCCCACTCATAAATCCAGTTATGTAAATACCAGCAGCAGCCCCGGATGCCTCATACCATAAACTGGTTGGTCTTTCGTCTCCGGCCCCTCCAAATCCTTTTAACAAAGAGATTGTCAAATCGGTTTTGTTATACACTGCAATGTATAAATCTAATCCGCCAGTTGCAGTTAATTGATGGGTTCCATCAAATGTTGTCGTCCCTGAAAAGCTTCCCGTCAGGACTGGATTACCGGAGCCATCCAATCTCAATGCTACGGCGTTATCTGTTCCTGGCCCACCAATCAACTGTGCATTCTGAATAACCCCGGAACTATTGAATTTAATTAAGAAACCATCACTGGAACCTCCGCTTAACGTGGTCCCGTCAATAGTCATTGATCCATTCAAAAGTCCAGAAGTAAAAATATTTCCATCACTGTTTACCACCACTGAAAATCCAAGACTGAACCCGGTTCCTTCCGTAACTCCTTTCACCCACACCAAAGCGTTATTTTTAGTATATTTGGCAATGAAAAAAGCTCCGAACCCAGAAGCGCAATCATAGGGCAGTGCAGTTCCACCTCCAAAATCTACTTTTGGAGAACTGGATGCGAGATTGTTTTGGGCATAATTCCCACAAACCACAACATCGCCACTGTTCGGATCTACCGCCACCGAACGAATCGCTACGTTCTTGCCACCTCCGGGTATGGTGCCGAGAATTGCCCTGGCCCAAACCACGCTGCCTGGATTCGCACGACTAACGGGCAGAATATTGGATCTAATGGTTTGTCCGGTAGTCGTAACGCCTACCACTTGATAATCCTGAAATTCTAAAGGATGCTCATCTCTGAATGTCGTTTCATTTATACGTCCAGAGATGGAGCCGAATTGAGCAATGCCACCGGCATCAGGTCTGCGTTGCAGCTCGTAGTAACTTATGTCATCAGGCATATAATTAGAATGTTGGCGGCGTCCAACTTAGGTGAACTCCATCGGTTTCATCGGTTGCGGTTAGTGGAAAAGGCACCGCGTCATGGATTCTAAAGAACGCTTCCGGTGACGCGGATATAATTGTTTGGGTGCGAGCCATCGTCAGAGTTCCAACCGGCTCCCATTCGCCTTGCAGATCGCTTTGCTCGATCATAAAGGGTCCAGTGCCATCCACCCAATTCAGTGTAACGTCCGAGCCATTTATGCTAATCGAGGTGATTCGCAAACCAGCAGGAATCGCGGCCGCAGGAGAGTAAGTCTGAACACTGACCTTTTTCAACGAAGAAACATGCTCGGTATCCTTCGGTGATCTCAGTGTGTGCATTCCTGGCGGCATTGGTGGAAGTAACGCGCCGAACCCCACTGCGTGAGCAAAGAATTTTCTACGGTTTAACTCCATGAGAGATCAACTTGTGTTTGATTGGGTAAAGTGGCCGTGAGAACCAGATTCTTGAATTCGCTTGCGATATTCCAATCGATTTCGTTCCACGTTCCACCAGTGAAATACTTCGTTACCAACCTATAGTTTGCAATGTGAACACCATTTGGAAATGCGTCGGTATCTTCGAATTGCGGCACGAGTCCTTCTGCTGGAAAATCCTCACCTGGATTCCATGTCTTCAGCGTGTCCCATCCGTTCTCGACAGGCTCATTTCCATTAGGGACATTCAAACTCCAAAAGTCAGGAGCTAACGGATTGTTGGTCTTGTAATAAGACCTTTGAAGCCACATGGACATTTGCAAGCTGGTTGTCAATGCTGCGTCTGGAGCACCGGAAGCCGGATAAGTCCATGTCAGATAGGCGCTATCACCAACCCTTGTAGAAACAAGGTCGTATTGAAATATTTGAAACAATAATGGATCGCCTGGAACATCAGTGTAGCTTGAGCTGGAACCACCGATATAGAACGGATCGCGAATCATGCCATTGCAATAAATATCCCTGACCCATATTTCCACCCAATGATCACCATCCTCGCTCATTTCCAGACCTCCAGCATCGCTGAACCCGAATACAGTCAGGTTATCGACTGCGGCCATCATTCGGTCTGCCAAGTCTTCGGCGTTTAAAGTGTGAGTGACAGCGGAAACCAAGGCATCTGAATTATCAACGGGATCAACCTCGTCGGCGTCAATCGCTGCCTTGGTTTTAACCAAGCAACGAATTGTCATGTGAAAGTTTCCCGTTCCGACTGGTTCCTCTCTGGCGCTCAATGCCTCGAAATTGATCGAGGGAGACTCTTTCTCTTTCGAATTCTTTTCGGCGTAAAGGTTGTTCGTGCTTAGACTGGCAGCGGCCAAGCCATCGTCAACCACTTGTTTAAGTGCTCTGGTAACCTTTCGGAGTAAAAATTGTTGGGACATAACCTTATCTGACCGCCACCCCCGCGCGCTGTGCGGTCTGTTTCATTTTGCGCTCGATATACTCCAGCATTGAGGCTTCTTCGGCCTGGAAAGCTTTTTGCAAGGCCGGTCCACCGTAGCGCACCAAGGCATTCCGATTGTCTTTATTCTCGGAAGCCATGTTTTCGATCATGCCACTGACCGACCATAGATTGCTCCGAGCTGGCACCGCGCGACCCTTCGGCTGTCCGAACTGTCTGGCTGTCCGGTCTTGCCTGGGTTGTCTGCCGCCGATTGCCGCCGCCAAGGGTTCAAGCTTTTTAATGGCAGGTAACCAGCCAGACTTGAGAAACGCAATTGAACGCAACCTTGAAGCAATGAACTTGCGAATGGCCTCGGTCATTTCGGCACCGTGAAGGCCAGCGCCAGGTCCGAGACGTTTATTGATTATCAAAGCGGCCAAGGGGACTTGAGCCGAACCCCGTCGGACTTTCCTAAGCCTCATGGTGCCTGCCTGCTTCCCAGTGGTCACCATTCGGCCAAGCTCGCGCTTTATCTTCGCGGCATTGGCTTTAGGCGTCTCCACCGTCGCGCGCCTCGCGATATAGAAAAGCTTGGTGTTTACGATGGTGGCCGGGTCGCGCTTAGACAACTGCCGGTAGGTGTTCAGCGTTCTCGTGAACTCCCGAGCGTCAAGTTTGAATGTAGCTCCGGGTGGCATTACGCGCCGCGAGTTGTTGACTTGCAAAAGAGACGCAGGAACTTGCGCCCGGGGGACGCGCCAATCGAGTCGATGGTGTGGGAACGCACCTCGCCGGACAGGGTAACGGTCTGTCCACGTTTTGGCACCGTCGAATCCAACGGGAACACATTGGCGCGCACAACGATCACGAGGTCTGCTTCCACCGCGTAACCAAAGGGTTCAAGGCTGGCTCCCGCAACAGACTTGTTGGCAATGCAAGGGTAGGAAACGGCAGCGTCGCCAATTGTAAAGCTTTGGTTCAGTAATTCCTCGTCAGTGTCGAGTTCTTCTAAAACCTCTGAAAAATCGTCCGGTAATGCCATTTAACCATTCACCCAAGGTCAACCCCGTTGACGTTTTCTGAACTTTCGTGGACCAACCAGAGCCGAGAACGGCTGAATTTCAGCGACTCTACAACCATGCCCTGGAACTGGCAGAAGCCGGAAAATCGGACGAGTCCAGCAATGCCTTTCGGAAAGCCGCGACCTTCGCACCGGAGTTGTGGTGTGAGTTGGCTACCCAATACGCCAAAGACGGCGAGGAAGATATGGCCGTCGAATTCTATAGGATTGCCTTACAGGTCACAAAACACGCCGGCATTCGTTCAGGGGTGTTTAACAATCTCGGACTCTTGCTCGCAGGCCGAGGCCAAATGCAAGAGGCATTGGCATCTTTCCAACAGGCCCGCGACCTCTCCCCCCAGTCGGCAGATGCCTACAGCAATATCGCCCTGGTTCACAAGTGGGCTGGCCGGCTGGAAGAGGCTAACCGCTGGATCACGCGCGCGCTCACGATCAATCCCTGGCACAATGAAGCGCAATTTATCCAGGCGTTAATATCCCTGCTCAGTGGGAATTATCTCACCGGCTTTCGGCAATACGAATGCCGTTGGCGATCCAAAACAAACAACCTTTTAAAACTCGAAACCAATACCCCCGAATGGCCAGGCCCCACAGACCCCAGATGGAAAGGAAAGCGTATCTTCGTTTACGGCGAACAAGGCGCAGGCGACGTCTTCCTCATGCTGCGCTATGCCAAGCTACTGCACGAGTTCGGCATGAAACAGATTTGGATAGTCAAAAAGGGAATGAAAAGCCTCGTGGAAACAATGGGGTGCATTGATGAAATTGATGAAGGCGGGAACATGATCCCTCAGTTCGACTGCCACATTCCAGCAGCCAGCCTCCCGCGCGTGTTCGGAACGACTATGGAGAACGTCCCAAACAAACCCTACATACCGATGCCACTGGAGATCCTTTGCCACTGCGAAACCCCGCTGCAAGTCGGCATCTGTTGGCGTGGCAGCTCGGCGCAGAACAATGATCGTTTCAGAAGCACCAACCTTGAATACTGGCAACCTGTTTTAGACCTCCCTGGCATCGAGTTCCATTCGCTGCAGGTCGATGGTGCGGACGAAGCCTTGGCCTATCCGCAGATCATCCCGCACGATCCCCCGAAAGACTGGATGGAAACCGCAAGGCGTATCGCCTCGATGGATCTGGTCATCAGCGTAGACACCTCACTGGTTCACCTGGCCGGCGCAATGGGGAAACCTTGCTGGTGCGCTTTGCATTGCCGTCCTTATTTTGTCTATCCCCTTGTAACGGATCAGTGCCCTTGGTATCCCTCAGTTAAACTTTTCAAACAAACCAAAGAGCACGAATGGAAACCAGTCTTCCAGCGAATCGCAACGGAATTGCAAAACCTTTCCGCTATACAACCCTCATGCCTTGCCGATGGGGTTGGTTTGTCGGCCTGACCTGCGACCCGTTCCAAACCGGGTCAGTCGCTAACCAAGGCGAGTGGGCCCCGGTCGAAACCCAGGTAATCAGCACCTTTATAAAGCCTGGAATGACCGTTATTGATGTCGGCGCGAACGTGGGGACAATGACAATGGCGCTCGCTGCATTCGTCGGCCAAACAGGTCATGTCTTTTCTTTCGAGCCGCAATATTACGCCTATTCCTGCCTGGTCGCGAACGTGACACTCAATAATCTGTTGCACTTCGTCAGACCGTTTCAAGCAGCCGTCGGAGATAAGCCGGGTGTCGTAGAGTTCCCCACTTTCAACCCTGCAAGGCGCGACAATACCGGGGGACTGTCGATGCTCGATGCTATTCCCGAGGGTTCACAGTTGGAAGAGGCGCCAGTGGTCACCATCGACTCATTGAACCTGCCAGCGTGCCACCTGATAAAGGCTGACTGTGAAGGCATGGAGCCACACGCTTTCCGCGGCGCGCAAGAGACAATTGCAAAACATCGGCCTGTGATTTGGTGTGAACAACTTGAAGGCGCAGACCAACCCCGGCCATCGTCAAGGCCGGAACTCACGGAGATATTCAAACAGCACAACTATCGCGCCTGGAAGTTTGCAACGCCACTGTTTGACCCCTACAACTCGAGGCGCGAACGTTGGAGTATGTTCGTGATGCCTGACGGCAAGTCGATGGAGGATCATAATGTGCTGGCGTTGCCAAGGGAGGTTGAACCGCCAGATTGGACGGCAGGGGTTAATATAGAAAGGTTTGTCGAATGATTCAACATGGCATTCGAATGGTCTTGGCGCGTGAAGATTGGCCCGTCCTGCCAGATTCATTCAAGAGGGTTTACGGTTCGATTTTTGCGATTGTAAGATCGTCCACCGATCAAGAGTTTTTAATCCGGCAGACGCCCCCAATGCTTGTGCCGATTATATCGAGAGAAGGCACAAGTATCACTGCGAACTTTCTGGAGGCGATCCCGATTCCTCAGTGAAACCGACCCTTTACTACCTCGGCCAACCTGCAGATGGTTTCGGTTGGGGTGTCGCAAATACCAACCTCGTTAAAGCGCTCTCAGAATTCTGCAATGTCGTGGTCGTGAATACCACGCGCGAGACGTTCGATCACCCGGTCTTTATCCCGGTCACCGACCAGACTTTAAAGCCACTGCGAAAGGTCAAGGCCCCCCGAGTAATCGGCTATTGTTTCACCGAATGGCCTATCCCCGAAGGTGCGCACCGAGAATCACGCTGCTACGATGTCCTGTTAGCTGGTTCCACGTGGAACGCTGAACGCCTCAGAGACGCCGGCTGCAGAAATGTGGACGTCATGGTGCAGGGTATCGATCATGATCGCTTTAAACCCCAACCCTGGCGCGAATCCAGCCACTTCGTTGTGTTCTCTGGAGGCAAGTTGGAGTTCAGAAAAGGCCAGGACTACGTTCTGGCCGCCATGCGTCCTTTTATGAAGTTTCACGAGGACGTAAAGCTCTTATGCGCCTGGCACAATCCTTGGCCGCAAAGCATCGCCACCATGTCTAACAGTTGGCTTTTGGACCGTGAAGACCCGTTTAAAGACCTCCCGAAAGAGCGGATCATTCAACTACCCTCGATACCCAATGAAAAGATGCCGGAGGTCTATGGAAACGCGCATATTGGCCTATTCCCGAACAGGTGCGAGGCTGGCAATAACATGGTTATGTGCGAGTTCATGGGGTGCGCCAGGCCGGTCATTGCCACCTACGCGCACGGTCACAGAGACGTTTTCTGGAAGGATTTTCCTTACCTCATCACCACCGGCGACTATGACCCTGCTGGATGGTTCAATCCACCAGTGGCCGACCTTATCAGCGCTCTGGAACACGCCTATCGCCATCGTGACACACTTCCGAGCCTCGGCCAGGAAGCTAACCGTATCGTTTCGCGCTTTACTTGGCGCGACTGTGCCCTGAAGGTTTTTTCGTCTGCTTTCCCTCCAAAGGGGCAGGATCGCGCACCTCAATCGAAGGCTCGCGAGTCTGAGTCACTTCAGGTTGCTCGGTAGGCGAGTCGGAGACCAACTCTGCCAAGCCCATGCCGATTAATTGTCGCGCTTCGCCGGGGAACTTCGGTTCGAATGGCACGCCTACTTGCGCCTCGGGATTGCCTTTGATGCTGACTGGTTTTAATAGCTTGATTCTCATACTTTAGGCCGAGTGTCCGCTTTTAGCGGGATCAGTAGTAATAAAAATCCCCGGATCGCAGCCACACGATCCGGGGACGAACCCTAGAACACTAACCAACAAACCCCCAACCACGGGAGACTAAATCAACTATCCAGAATTCCTAACAAAACCGCGAAACTGGCCGGATGTCTGATACCGATGTCCGTCCAATGTCTGGCAATTATTCTCACAACTGCGTTAGCTGCAAGGACATACGGATCGACCACCAGATCCGTCGCACCGCCGTTGAAGGAAGCAATTAAGACGTCTTGCCAGTTCCCGAAAAATACGGACGATGCGATCGTCGTAGCCGTCCCTTGAGTTTGGACCGCAGAAACCTGATTCGTAACCCAAGCCTGATACCCATTCATCTCGCCGGCATTTCCACCAGTCCAGACCCACTGCGCTGTATTAGTCGCAGCAGACTGGTCGATCATCTTTAGGCGACCCCTCATTTTCGCATTCGTAACGTAGGCCAGGTTGCCCACGTCGGCGTTTGCGGTCGCGACGGCAGTTTCGAGCGAGACTATTGCAGCACGACCATTGGCAACAGTGAACGCGCCGCCGTTCGCGCCGATTGCAATTGTGGTTACGCCGGTTGTTGCCGTGATCCCGGTCGGCTGGCCTGAACCAGTGCCATGGAGAACCACGCGGTCAATTTCAACCGCGATGCTTTGCGCAATGTCGTCTCGTATAAGAGCGTCGATGCTCGGATCGCTTTCGAACAGCAGCATTTTCGAATACTGTTGGAAAGCGGAAAGGCCATTTGGCGTGAGGGTCAGTTGGCTCCAGTTCGCATCACTGAGAGTCGCGGCAACTGTTTCCCCGACCCAGTTCACTGCGCCTGCCGCATTCTGCCGTGGAATCGTCGTCGGGTTGCTTAAGTTCAGCATTCTCGCGCCAAGTTTCACACAGAGCGTGCGATTACGGAGCAGTTCCACAAACTGACTCGCAAGATTGTCCGTTTGCACTAGCATACCGCCAAGCGTGGGGGTTCCGGCGATATGCCGCTGGCCAGCCGTCACCATCGCTTCAGCAGGAAGCCAGAAGCCACCGGGTTGCTTGCCGGTTTTCAGCGCAACTTCGTCAGACATTTCACGTTCGAACCCATCGAACTTTTGATTCTGGAGCTGACCACGAATCGCGCGAACGATGGAGTAGCGTTGCCATTCCTTCGGCTTCACGTCCAATGGTTCAGCAGGCTTGAGCGGCGTCACAGTTTGCATTCCGGCAATTGCCGCAGCGCGAAACTCTTCGATGGACTGGCCATTCTCAATGGCGGTCACAGCCAATTGTTCGATGCCTTTTACTTTGCCGTTCAGCCGTTCGGCAATGGCGCGAATTTCAGTTTGGCGAGTGCGTTCGCTTTTGGCGCCTTCGGCACGCACGACACTGAGGTCAGCCGGAGGAAGGGGAGGCGCGGCAGGAGCCGCAGGAGCAGTAACAGTTTCGGACATAGGTTTTCTTTCTCGTGACTCTTCGATCACGGTTTCAAATTCATTAGTTTTATCAGCGCGCCCGATCCCAACAGTGGGATCAGCCGGAACACTGACGATTGATATTTCCAGCGGGGTCCATGACATAGCGCGAAGGGTTTCCATACCCTTCTCAACTTTCTCGGTGACCATTTTATCTATCCGATAGCCGACACTTACCAAGCGTCGGATGCCGTCTTTTACGTCCTGAAAAATCTCTTCGGCGCGTTGGCTTTTGCCGAAACGCACGGTGGCGCGACCCTTGCGATCCCCGCCGACTTCTGCCACCTCAACAACGCCGACCTGATCGCCGGTATCGTGATCAACGAGCAAGGCGCCACCGCTTCGAAGTCGGGAAAGATCAACAGAGTCAGGGGAATGGTCTAAAATCTCTGTTCCGAACCAGCGTTCAACCGGCAATTCACTGGAAAAAGCGAGGTTAACCGTGCGCGTGTCAGGGTTGACGGCAGCGCGGTCGAACTCCGCTGAGCGGTGAAGCAAACCTGTTTTTATGGTCTTTGCCACTTATGAGTTGACCCGCGTCAACACGTCTGCATATTTGAATTAAAATGAATGAATCCCTGATAGGACACGACGCGCCGGTAAACCTAGCGGCGTCTCGGTTGTTTTGGAAAGCCCCCTGGTGGGCAAAGGTAGAGGAAAAAGAAAAGATAAAATTTGAGTCAGTGGCGCGTGTGACGGAAACCAAGGTATTAATTTCATACACGAACCCACCCCAAGGAATGTGCAAGGATAGGAGGGGTTCCAGGCTCCGCTGGCTCAATGGAGACAGGGGTATAACCACCGGGTTTCATCATCGGGTTAATCGAGCTAGGATGAGAAGCCCTGGCCATTCAAATTCTACCGGCTACTGGTTTTGGAATGGGGCATCCTTTGCCAAATCTGAGCGGTGTCTCAAGAACGATGCAAGAGCAGATTTCTGGTGGGTGTTCAATTTCGAATCCGAACAATTCATTCTCGTCAATTTTAAGGAATCCGCAAATCGCAGGGAATGGGTTCTTGAATCGGAGGATTGTGAACAGCGGCCCTCGCCATCTCTTCTAAAATTTCCTTACGTAAAATCCGCTTAATCTGTGTCGCGCTTAACTTCTTCCCGGTTGCGCCATTCGTTGACACCAATTCATCTTCATGGCCCTGAACTCCGGTCACGCCCTCGATTGGGAATTCTAATCCGTGTTCGTCGGCCAATTCCTGATCCTCTTCCAGTTCAACAAAAATTTCTTCGATGTCGCCACCTGTGTCGGCAATGACACGTCGTCGAGAGGTGAAACCTTTCTCAACTGCGAGGACATTCGCCTCCATGTCCTTCAGCGGATCGACCCAAGCCCAACGGCGAGGCTTCCAATCTGGCTTGTTGAAATTGGAAAACTTGGCTGCCGGTAGTGCCGTTCCGGTAATTGGATGCTTCACCATCCCCATCGCCAAGGCCCACCCGAGCCAATCTTCAAAAACAGGTCCACAAAGCTCTTCGATCAGCCATTGTTGAATCGCTTTCCACTCTTCGCGCTCGTCCAACAGACCCGCGCGCAGGCTGGAGTAATTGACGGACTCAAGATCGTTCGAAAGTGAGTTGTAGGATACGCCCAGGCCGCCGGCGACAGCGCGCAGGATGGATTTGACGAACGACGGGAACGCGTCCATCGGATGTTGCGGGTCGATGCCGAAATATTCTTCACCGGGACTGAGATCCAGTCCCATTCCTGGCTCGATGTCTTGCAGTGACCGTCCTTGAGCGTCCACTTCACCGGAATAACCATCGGGAGTTGCCTTTTTGATGCCATAACCTTTGCAGGCCGCCTCGCGAGCCGCTACCAGTTCGGCTTCCTCGTATCCAGCCAGCATTTTAAGCCGCAAAAGTGTCGAGGAAGAGATCGGCGCACCAACGGACTGCGCGATCCGGTCCGGTAGGAAGATGTGAAGCATGTCCGAGACTGGAATACGCTCACGTCTGCGCTGTGCAATCGGCAAAATGGAGTCGCCGGGGTGAAAATTCAGCAGGTGATAGGCTACTGGAGCGCGCCAGGTGTCATATTCAACCCCCATTCGAATCTCAGAACCGCCTTGCAGGGTTTTATTCAGGCTTTCGTCGAGCTGATCTATCTCGAAAAGCTGCAAGGCATAATGAAATTTGTTGTCGTAGGGACGAATAAAGCGGATCAGAACGCCGCCATCGCGCTTGGCACTTCTCAGGGTTAATCGACAGAGGCCACGCCAGGTCAACATACGGGTCACACTGCAATTCGCTTTCGATCCCCAATCACGCCAGGTGGCCTCAATTGCGTTATTGGCCAGCGTATCCAACCGGCCATTAGGTTCCATGACCTTCATTTGCAGACCGATGCCAGTTGCGCCGAGAACGTTGTTCTCAAGCAGGGTAAAGTAACGGCGCATGTAATCGTCATTGCGCTCAGCCTCCCTGGAACGATTGCGAAGGTTGCAAACGGCGGTCTTGAGTTCGGCATCGGCACTTGTCCCGGGCGAAAGCCAGTCTGAGTTCAGCCGATTGGTCTGTGAGGCAGCGTAAGAGCGCCGGCTGATACCCGTTGACGGTGCCGGACTGTTGGACAAGTCCCAGACGCGCTTGATCCGCTTTAGAAGTTTCATTGAAGGGAGAAAGATCCGACCCGGTCACCCCGCAACAGGCAGGCGAATGCTTTATATGTCTCTACTACGAGTATCACTATTATTAGTTTTATTCCCTCACTAATGGGCATTGCCGAGTCGAAAGTTTAAGAAATTGGTCCATGAAAAACCCCCAGGATCACCCCGCGTTTACGACCTGCGATCTTGTCTTCCTCTTGTTTGACTACGATGGCCCAGTAATTCCGCGCCTCGGTCCACTCCTTTAAGCTTCGGAACTGGAACTGAACGCCGTCAACCGTTGCAGCAACAGGTTGCTTTTGAACCACCTTTTCGAAGGTGGACTCGATGAAGTCCAGAATGCGCTTGGCCCTGGTTCGCGGGTCTACCTGTAACTGTTCGGCGGCAAAGTTTTCGCCCACCTCGAGCGGCCCTTCCCAGACCTTGTAACGTTCGCCAGACTTGGAAACGTAACCTTGCCCGAGGTATCGGCCAGCGGTATAGCCAGCGGTAACCCCAGGAGCCAGGTTGACGAGGAAATTATTGCCAGAAGCGGAAGCATCAAACGTGATCTGCCCGTCGCCGCCCTCTTTTTGGAAGGCGTAAGAGAGCGTATATTGCGAATTGGAGTAGTCCGAAAAACTTCGAGTCCACCTAACGGTATCACCCGCAGTAATAAAGACCGGCTCAATTGTCGGAATGTCCGCTGCCATCTAACAGCGACACCCCGTCAACCCCTAGCCAAATTCCTCATGCGTGAGGAATTTGAACCTACTTCCTCCATCCACCCACGAAACCCCCACCCATTCTCGGCCTGACAAACGGCTTTCGTGGCATTGGCGGCGGTTTAATCGGCGGCGGTTGCTCCGGTCTGTGCGGTTCGTCGGGGTTTAACACATACTCGCGCCTGGTCAGCTTCTTGGAAATGGCCGTGATGTTCGGCTTGAGAATGTCAATCAACGCCAGGAAATAAACGCGAATGTCTAACGCCTCGTTTCGCTCGCGGATCTTCTCATAACGTTCGATGACAATCCCCCTTTCTTTCTTTCGGCGCAACACCTCGGCGGTCAGTTGCAGGAAGTAGTCGTCGCTGTAGCCATGACCCTTGGGGAAGTGCATGAAGCGTGGACCGCCATTCTCGCCGTCGCCGCCGATACGTAGGCGCGAGAACAGAATGTCCTTGGCAAGCTTTGTATTTATCGCGAAGGACCTCAGCCGGTAATGCTTGTTGAACCGGGTCGTCACCAAGATCGGCGTATGACTGCCGGCGCCGTAAACCGGGAACACGCGCGGAATGCCGGAACGATGCACAAACTTTCTGACCTTGTGCGGTTTGTGGCGCATGTCGATGGTCGTTGCTGAAATTGGCAGCTCGGTTCCATCTCTGCGCTGATATTTTCTGGAGAGGTGTTCGGCCAGGTCGGTCCAAACGTCGTCCTGTTCTGTGTCGCCAAAGAATTTCTTGAACTCGATCCCCCAGGTTTCGTCATCTTCACCGAGGCCGACCACTTCACACTCGATACGATCCTTTTGAACGTCGCAACTTGCCATCGTCATTATCACGTCATCGGGTAGGGAAGTTGGCGCATAGTCTTCCAATCGCTCTATCAGCAAAGAGGGTTCGATGCGTTCGCCTTGGACTTCAAATGGCTCGCATAAAAACGTGTTCATCCAATACACGCGCTTGGCCTCGCCGCCTTTTTCAGCGCGGTAAAAGTCGGCTGCCATCTGATGCAGTTTCGATTTGAACCCCTTCTTTGCTGGAAAGGTTGTGTTCAGTCCGTTCAGCCAGTAACCACGAACCCCGGAGAAATTGGCAGTCGGCCTCCATTCGCCCAACTGAACCGCGATGACACGCTCTGCGTCGGTCCACTTGGCCCCGCAGCATGGAGTTTCATACCAGGCCCGTTCGTGCTGATGTATCGGCGGCCATTTTACATTTTTCCACTCCATGACATGCCAGACACCACAGCCACACGGAACAAACCACTTTCTTTGATCAGACTTCAACCACCAGTCGTGAATCCTCGAACCCGATCCTAAGTCTTGGCCATCCTCGTCATCGTGCAAGAGATGTATCCGAGTCGCTGTGCTCGAAACCACTTGGACGTTATCGGAATAGTTTTCGGCGCGGCCAAAAGCTAATTCGACAGGATCACCCTCCGGCCCATCCTCCATTGCGTCGATCTCATCACAGGTCACAACCGGCGCTTGAACCTGCCGGAAGCCGCTGGCGCTGTTCGCCCCAATCGCAGAAATAATTCCACCGGGATATTCTTTGGCCAGGATTGTATTGCTCGACTCTCGCCGCCCGGTTTCTCGCAGGCGCATAGCAAGCTCTGATACACTTTTGACCATCGGGTTGAAGAATTGCTTTGACCATTTTTTTGCGGACTCAATGACAGGATAAACAACGAGAATGTTTTTTGGATCTTGCTCAATGACCGAGCCGTGAAGGTTGTTAATCATCTCGGTTTTTCCAAGACGCTTAGCCCAGTAAAGCACGGTTGTTTGCACTTCCGGATCGGTGAAGGACTCCTGTGGTTCTTTTTGGTAAGGCGTGAATGATATTCGATAGCGGCCCGGCCTTGCGGTCACATTCTTTCCCATTCGTCGCCGCAATTCTCCCCAGGCCCAAACCGGAAGCGACGGCGGGGGTTTACTCAGCGCCGTTGACCTCTGCAGAATCGCTCGACAACTCTTTAATTGCTGCGGCAAAATATTCATCTATTTTCGGTTCAGTAAGAATCTCCAGCAGTTCCTCTTTCTGCTGGCGTGGAAGATCGCAGACCATCACACGTTGTCTAAACTCAATCATGGTGGCGCACCAAACACGCTCGACGAGTTCGGATGGAATTAGTTGCCTTTCATCTTTCTCCCTCTCCCTGGAAAGTTTTTCCCTTTGTTCCCTAATCAAAAGCAACCGCTCCCCATCCAGATCGCCAAAAATAGCCTTGCAGATGTCAGATGTTGAGTAAGCTTTATCCTTGCCGGGACGAATCGATTGCGCTTCTAACTTTTTGCCAAGAGTTTCCCGATGAATGCCGAATTCTTGCGCGGCCTTGTGGATTGACCATCGGGTTGACGCCATCTCATTGCTGACGTTTGTTTAAGGAGCCGTATATGCTCACATTTCGCGACATTGGTCACC